AAAGAATGTTCAACGCATACAAAGAAAAATTCGGTCCAATGAAAGTTAGAGTTAAAAGAATGGGAAGTGAAATGTCTGAAGAAGACAAAGTTAATTCTCATGTTTCTAAAATTATGGATGAAATTTTTAGTGAATCTAAAGTTGATAAGGTTTTATCATCATATTTTGTTGTAAATGAAAATGAACAAAAAACAAAAAGTAAAAAACTTGTTGAGTCAAAATTACAAATAATGGGTAAAGTTAAACAATTGTCAGAAACTTACGAACAAGAATTGGCGTCTGAATTTATCTTGAAAGAAAATAATAATTTTAAATTCGTTGGTAAGACAAACAAAAGTAATTTAGTGTTTGAACACAACGGAGAACAAATTAGAGTAACACCAAAAGGTGAAGTTTTATGAGTCATTTAATCTATATTAATGGACTTGGTCCAAATTATAGAGGAGATAACATGTATGAATTTATCTTTAGTGATGAATTAGACGTTTGGGGTGAAAATTGGGATTCAAGACCAGCACATGGTTACCCACAACCACCTGAATTAAAATATATAAAGAAAGTTGGACTACTGAAGAATACGGTGGTCCAACTTGAACTTATACAGGACTCTGATTTTATGGGAGTCACAGACGCAATGGAAGATGTAATTGCGTTAGCCTGGGAAAAAGATGAAAGTTGTGAAGATGAGACCCGTCTTGTTTTTCGTTTCGGAGATTCAGAACAGAAAGTAAAAGATAAATTGTACGAAAGAGACATTATTTTAGAATTAGAAAAAGACGTTGTATATGAAAAATAAAAAAATTAAACAACTAATGGAACGTGGATTGAGCCATAAATTGTTATTAACAATGAATGAAGGTCAAATCAATCAATTGCATAAAATGATGGTATCTGAAATAACAATGGTACCAAAAACTGACACCGCAACAATTGATAAATTAAAAAACGAGAAAAAACCTTTTGAAGTTTATGAGCAAGGTGTAGAAGTTGATAAAAGTGATTCAAAACTTGGTCAAACTACTCAAGAACCACATCAAGTACAAGCACCTGATGGTATGGATGATGAAGGTGATGATGGTATTGACAAAGAAGAAGATATTAGCGAAGCGAAGAAAAAATCAAAATATAACCCATATGCGATTTGTACCTCATCAGTTGGTAGAGAAGATAAGAAAAAATTTGAAAGATGTGTGATGGATGTAAAAAGAAATATTAAAGAAGGTAAAAATCCTTATTTACCAATTGTTGAGTCTTCTTTATTAAGAATGGTTGAAAAACATATATCACCAAAAATTTCTAAAATTGATTTATTAAATACTTTGAGTGAACAAGGAATAATTTCTCGTCCATTTAAAAATAGTATGATTGGATTTGTTGATGAAACAAAAATGGACAAATCAAATAAAAACACATATGTTTCTAAAAAAGAAGCTATGGAACAAGGTACAAAAACAGCACCAGCACCTACAAGAGTAAAACCTGGTACTAAAGAAAAAGAAAAACCTGGTAAAATGGACCCTTTTAAAAACCCAAAACATCAACCAAAACCAAAAGCGGAAAAAATGGATGAACAAGGTACAAAAACAGCACCAGCACCTACAAGAGTAAAACCTGGTACTAAAGAAAAACCAAATACTTCTGACCCTTTTAAAAACCCAAAACATCAACCAAAACCAAAGGCGTCTACTGAAGCTCCAAAAATGGGTACTGTTAAGATTCCTGATTATTTAGAATTTGACCAATTAAAAATTGACTTTAAAAACCAATAATGAAAAAGAAACAAATCGTTAGAGAAGCTCCAATTGATTATGGAGATAGACCTGAAAGAATGTCACCTGATATTGAAAGAACAATTCTTTCAAAAGGAACTCCATTATCTACAAATCCAGCATTTCCAAATATTGAACAGGGTAATTTACCTGAGACATTTGAAGAATTAGTTGCTTCTAAAAGATTTAAAGATGTTGTTGCTAAAGTTAGACGTTATGTACCAAACGCTGGTGCTGACATATCAAGAGGAAACGCTTTACAACAATTACAAAGAATGATGATGACTATGGCCATGCAATTGTTACAAAAACAAATGGCTCATAAAGAATATCTTGAAAATTTGGCGATTGATTTGGTTAGAAAAGAAATGGGTGTACGACCAGACCAAATTAATTATGTTGCTGAACTTGTAATGCCAGGTCAAATTGATATGTCTGGTTTTCAAAAACAAGGTGAAGAACCTGAAGACGAAGAAGTTGAACAGAATTTCCAAGAAAAAGAAGAAGACCTTGAAGATTTTATTTCAGCATTTGAAAGATTTGATATTGAAAAGGCAAAAAGAAGATTTATTAACGCATTAATTCAAGGTTCGTCTAAAAAAGGACATTACATGTTTGAATTAGTTAGAGATGAATTAGATAGAGTTGACCCCGACTTATTAAATTTGTACGGTGTTGTTATGTCTGTAAATGATTTATTGTATTGGGTATTACCTGATGAGATGATGGACATGATGATGAGTCAAGGTGGTGTTGGTGGTAAGGAAGAGGTTGATATTCAAACTGACCCCCCAACAGTTAAAGCAACAGGTGTATTTTTTCCTATATTAATTCACGAGTTAATTAAAGGTACAATGGAAATCTTGGGTACTCAAGGTCTTCCTGACGACCCAAAACAAGCCGAAATGGTCATGGCATCAACTGACAGCTTATCAAATGAGATTTGGGATTTAAGAATTGGTCCAATATTGTGGGAAAAATTCTTGGCAGCATATCCTGAAGAATTATTTGAAGAAGATAAAAAATTCATACAAAACTACCTCTTTGCAAGATTTTCAGCACTTTCTGCTGATGAGTTTTTCAAATTAGCAAAAATGATTTTAAGAGGTGATGCAAAAGCAACATCAATCTTAGACAGAATGGTTAAGGAGATTGTGGCTCATTTGAATGAAGTACATAGTGATGATGACGAAGACTATGATACTGATGAAGATGGTGACACTATGGGTCCTGACGATGATGATTTGAGTGATTTAGATGATTTCTTAGGTAGTTTAGGTATTGACAGGTCCTAACACTAACCTTTTATGGGTTTAACCAGAGAACAATTACTATTAGAATATTCAAGGTGTATGAAGAATACACCATACGCTCTTAAGACGTATCTTCAGACTTATGATAACACTCAGTCAAGATACGTCCCATTAGAGTTATTTCCTGACCAAGTTAATTTGGTTGAGGATTATGAAAAATACAACGAAAATATTGCGTTAAAATACCGTCAGGCGGGTGTATCTACCGTGACTGCGGCTTGGGCAAGTAAAAGACTTGTATTTGCATCAAAACAAAGACCTGAAAAGGTTTTGATTATTGCAAACAAATTGGATACTGCCGTGGAAATGGCAAACAAAATCCGTGGATTTACCGAACAATGGCCTTCTTGGGTAGGTGTAGGGTTCTCTCCCGATAAAAACGCAGCAAGACACTTTAAATTAACAAATGGTTGTGAAGTAAAGGCGGTTGCAACATCAAAGGATGCACTTCGTGGTTATACCCCTACTATGTTGATATTTGACGAAGCTGCGTATATTGAAGCAGATGGTGATTTCTGGGCTGCCTGTATGGCTTCATTGTCTACGGGTGGTAAAGTTGTTGTTGTATCAACACCAAACGGATATGACCCAATTTACTATGAAATCTACGAACAGGCCAATCGTGGGATGAACGATTTCAAAATAACAGAAATGTTTTGGTATCGTGACCCACGTTATACAAAAGATTTGTATTTGGTTAAAACGGATGAGATTATTCATTATCTATTAAACCGTGAAGAATATACTGCCGATAGGGTTATTGATTTTTCAGGTCGTGACCCCTACGAAAGAAACTACGATGAGTTAAAGGCTTATTTTGATTTAGGTTATAAACCATGTTCGTCTTGGTTTGAGGCGATGGTTAAAAAACTTAAGTACGACAAACGTAAGGTTTCTCAGGAATTGGAATGTAATTTCTTGGGTTCGGGTGATAACGTATTTGATGCTAATTTAATTAAGAACATTACTGATAATATGATTAAAGAACCTATCAATAAAATGATGGGTGGTGGACTTTGGATATGGAAAGAACCTGAAATGGGTCACAGATATATTATGGGTGTGGACGTTTCTCGTGGGGATTCTGAAGATTATTCAACATTTCAAATTTATGATTTTGATGAAAGGGAACAAGTTGCTGAATATGTTGGAAAACTTCCTCCTGATGTATTAGCGGAGATTGCCTACAAATGGGGTAATATGTACAACTGTTTTATCGTAATTGATATCACGGGTGGTATGGGGGTTGCAACGGCAAGAAAACTACAGGAACTTGGATATAAAGATTTATATGTTGATGGTGTTGATTTTGGGAACAAGTGGAAATACGACCCAAAGGCAGCTGAAAAAATACCTGGTATTAACTTTAACAACAAAAGGGTTCAAATTATTGCTGCACTTGAAGAAAGTTTAAGACATGGTTTAAAAGTTCATTCATCACGAATGTTGAATGAAATGAATACGTTTGTTTACATCAATGGAAGACCTGACCACATGAAGGGACAACATGATGATTTAATTATGTCATTGGCGATGGCTGTATATGTGTCAGATTCATCTTTTTCACAACTTACAAAGGTTACACAACAAGCAAAAACAATGTTGGAGTCTTGGCAGGTTACATCTTATGACCCACCAAAAGAACAATATTTTAATCCATCAATGCCAAATAAACAATATAAAACAAATATTGCTTATCAAAATCAACCAACACAAAAGGATTATCAAGACTATTTATGGGTGTTCGGCGGATATAAGCGTTGATAAAAAATACATATATATTAACTTTTTACTATGGAAGAAAAAAACTTGACAATATGGCAACGATTGTCCCAAGAACTTGGACCAAATTCATTGTTGGGTCAAGACATACCTACTTATAAGTTTGATAAAAAAGAACTATTAAGAACTACTGACAAAGAAGAATATGAAAAACAAAAACTTCAAGCCAGACAGACTTATTATATTACAAGCCAATGGGCTAAAATTGAAAATAATTTATATTCTCAAGCAGTTTATTATCAACCAACAAGATTGGCATCATACTATGATTATGAGTCAATGGAGTATACTCCCGAAATTTCAGCGGCTTTGGATACATACGCTGAAGAATCTACTACAGTTGACGAGAATGGTTACATGTTACAAATATACTCCGATTCTCCAAGAATTAAGGCTGTATTAGGAGATTTGTTTAATAACGCATTGGACATTAATACAAACTTACCAATGTGGACACGTAATACCGCAAAATATGGTGACAACTTCGTGTTTTTAAAGTTAGACCCTGAAAGAGGTGTTGTTGGTTGTTTACAATTACCAAACATTGAAATTGAACGTATTGAAGTTGGTATGAAAGGTAAAGCAACTTCAGGTATGGGTGGAGCTGTTGCTTCAGGTAGTGATGCTAAAAGTTTAACATTTACTTGGAAAAACAAAAGTTTGGAATTTAATAGTTGGGAAATAGCACACTTTAGATTATTGGGTGATGATAGAAAACTTCCATATGGTACCGCCATGTTGGAAAAGGCAAGAAGAATTTGGAAACAATTAATTCTTGCTGAAGATGCAATGTTGGTATATAGAACATCAAGAGCACCTGAAAGACGTGTATTTAAGGTGTTTGTTGGTAACATGGATGATGCAGATATTCAACCATACGTACAAAGATTTGCACAACAATTTAAGAAAGACCAAATTACTGACCCACAAACAGGAAACGTAGATATGAGATTCAATCAAATGGCGGTTGACCAAGATTTCTTTGTACCTGTAAGAGACCCATCGTCTCCAAACCCAATTGAAACTTTACCAGGAGCAACAAACTTATCCGAAATTGCGGATATTGAATATATTCAAAAGAAATTATTAACAGCGTTAAGAATTCCAAAAGCGTTTTTAGGTTTTGAAGAAGTTGTTGGTGATGGTAGAAATTTATCATTACAGGATATTCGTTTTGCAAGAACAATTAATAGAATTCAAAAGTCTATGGTTGCGGAACTTAACAAGATTGCAATTGTTCACTTATTTTTATTAGGTTTTGAAGATGAATTAAATTCATTTCAGTTAAGTTTAACTAACCCATCTAAACAAGCGGACTTATTAACAATTGATGTTTGGAAAGAAAAAATGTTATTGTATAAAGATGCCGTAACAAAAGTTGAAGGTATTGCACCAACATCTCAAACATGGGCTAAGAAACATATTCTTGGTTTCTCTGATGAAGATATTAAACTTGATTTACAACAACAAAGAGTTGAAAAGGCAGTTGCCGCTGAAATTGAAGCAACACCAAATGTTATAACACATACAGGATTATTTGATAATATCGACAAACTTTATGGTAATACGTCAGGAACAACAGCACCAACAACCCCACCAGCTGAAGGTGGTGAATTTGGGGCTGACTTAGGTGGAGCTCCACCGGCAGGAGGTGAACTTCCACCGGCAGAAGGTGAAACTGCAATTACCCCAGAGTCCGTTA